TTCGCCAGCGCCGTTCGGAACCGCAACGCTCGGGCTTATCCCTGATCTGGCTGTTGGCGGGCCGGTCGTGTTGCCGACGTTAACCGTGCCAACCGGGGCCACGCTAGTGCGCTGCTCGCTGTTTGTGACCCCGCTTGCAGGCGCGACCGTCAATGCAACGATCACGCTGAAGCGATTTGGCGCCTTGTACGCCGCCTAAGCTCAAGCCTGTAAACGCTGTCTGCGTTCTCGGGCTTCGATCATGGCTGCGGCTCTATCTGTTTCAAAAGGTGCTCCTGCCTCATCGGTGGCGGCCGCAGCTTCGCTAGCTCCCATGATGCTGACAATCGGCGCGAGAAAAAGAAACTGATAGATTGGCTCAAAGAACACGATGTTCAAAGCGAATCCCAAGCTGCTTGAAACAAAAAGTGCCACGTGCATGCGGGTCAAGTCAGACCGGTTTCTGTACCTGAGTAACAACAGAAAGGTATAGAACGTTAAGAGCGCTGCGATTGCCGTAAGAAATATACCATCTTGGTAAGCGATATACAGGAAGAAATTATCCACTAGCACGGGATCGCGGCCTTCAATCTCGACACCTTGCACCGAACCTGTTCCTAGACCCAGCTCTACCCATTGGTTTGTCAGTAGGTCATTCCATGTATTAGCGCGTGTCGCCATCGTGGACGTCTTGCCGTAAACGCTTTCGTCAGTCGCCGAGATGTCGGACAGTAGAGAGACCGTTGGAACGAGTATGACAAACGCCAACGCAATCATGCCGCCAAGCCCAATCTTCCAGCGGGCCAGCCGATCGTTCCCGCCGAAGAGAAGGCGCAAGCTGACAACAGCACCGCACATGATGATGCCGTTCCGATTAAACGTGAAGGCGAGAACGATGACCGCCATGGTCGCAAGCGCCCCCCACCATAGGCTTCGGCGCGGCCTCAGAATGCCCAGGGCCACAACCCAGGTGCAAAACAATGCTAGGGCAAACGCTGAATAAAACAGGCCTGGCGCCCTAACTGAGAAGGTCCCTGCTGCGGTCTGGATCGGATAGGCAATCAACCCTGCTTTGTAGAGCCCAACTAGGAAGTTGGCTGCTGTTGTTTTGTCGACCGAAATGAAGGCCACCTCGGCTAGTGATACGCCAAGGACGATTAATATAATGATGGACGCGTGAACGCTCCGGGTGAAATACCCCGCGACATCATAGGTCATTGCTGAGGTGAGCCCCGCCATCGGGATCAGAAATTGGACAAGCGTGATGCCGAAATAATCGCGAGGCGTTATCAACTCGCGAGGCGCTAGATGCAGCGAAACACTCACGAATATCGCCAAGATCAGCGCTATCCACCCCCACGCCAATCCGTTCCACGCCCGCCCGTTCGCAATGCGATAAATGTTGTAGACGATCAGAAGGATCAGAAGAACCGCAGTCGGTGCAGACAGGGGGAAGGGAAGAGACGCTTCGTATTCTACCACTCTGAGCGCATCCTTCAGCACCACGAGGTAGAGGACGATCGTAAAAAGGAATGGGGGGAGCGAACGCTGCATGGAACCTGTACGCTAACCTGAGGAAGTGCTAGCGTTAGCCGACTAAAGCCGGGATGTCTCGGCAGTACGCAGGAGGCCTCTGTGCTGGCTTGGATATTTAACGCGCCTGCGCGGCTTTGGGATCTGATTGTCGACGTTCCGCCGCTCGCGAGACACGCGCGAAAGCATTTTCCTAAAGGCGGTCGCTGTCATGAGTGCGGCACAGTCACGAAACCCAATGAATGGCGTTGCTATGAGTGCTGGGAAGATATGCTGTAGCCTCATGTCATAGTCAACGACCAACCTCCTACTATTCGGCATCATCGAACCCCTGAATAACCCCGCTCAGATTTAGCGAGGGGTCCGATGACCGAAGCCACGACAGAACTGCAGGAAGGCCAGACCGCACCGATCGAGGGCGCGGATGGCTTAGTCGCAAACGAGACGACCACCGAGACCACCAGCACGCCGGATCCTTATGAGGACCTGGCGCGGGGCTCGGGCTGGTCGCCGAAGGAAGAATGGCGGGGCAAGCCCGAGGACTGGCGCGAACCTCGCGACTTTATCGAATACGGCATGCGCCGCAGCCGAGAGAGCGCCGAGGAACTGCGCGGTCTTCGTCAGTCGGTCGTATCGATCGCCAAGACGGCTGAGGCCTTGCAGCGTCGGGCCGTCGAGGACACCCGCCGCGAGCTCGAGGAGCGTTTCGCCGGCGCGGTCGAGAATAAGGATCATGAAGGCGCTCGCGCTGTTCGCGACGAGATCGCACGACTTGAGCAGCCGCAGGCCGCTGCCGGCGTTCCCGAGGTCGGCGACTTCATGACGCGCAATGCTTCGTGGTTTGGTGCAAACCGCGCCGCGACCGCACTCGCGCAGAGCATCACGGCCGAACTGGCGGCAAAGGGCGTCACGCCCGCCGAGCAGCTCCGCGCCGCAGAGGAGGCCGTCAAGGCGGACTTCCCCCAGCTATTCGGTACGCAGCAAGTGCCTGCAAAGCCGTCCCCCTCCGTCAGTGCGCCGACTACGCGCACCGCGGCTCCGTCCAAGCCCAACGGCTTCACGTCCCTCCCTGCCGAAGCGCAGAAGGCGGGTCACGACTTCGTAAAGCGCGGCATGGTCAAGACGCTGGAAGATTACGCCCGCGTCTACCGTGAGGAGAATAACTGATGGCTACCCAGCCGACTGCGCGGGATCGCGCGACCGAGGAAACAACGCAGCGTCGTCGCCGGATGGACGGCACGCTGGACCAGTCGATGGATATGAAGCTCGCCGTTCCGCCCAAGATCACGGACGAATATGGCAAGTCGCATCGCCTGCGCTGGTTCAATGACGTGGGACCTCGCCTCTACAACGCGACCGAGCGAGACGACTGGGACAAGGTTCCTGGCGTCGACCCCCGGCCTGTCGGCACAGATGAGCACGGCAAGCCGATCAGCGCCATCCTTCTGATGAAGCCCCGCGAATTCGACGCGGAAGATCAGGCTCGCAAGGAAGTGAGCAGGCGTGAGCTCGAGAAGCAGGCCCTTCAGGGCGCTCCGATCGATCCCCAGGGCCGGGACAATGCAGAGGCGGGGAACCGCTTTGCAGACGCCGGCAACCGGATCAGCCATTCCTACTCTCCGTAAGGACCCGGCATCATGCCAAACGCCAATGCTCCCTTCGGGCTAAAGCCCGTCCGTGATGGCGCGAGCCGTCCGTATAGCGATGGGACCGACGCTTTCGTTCTCCTCGCCGCGGATAACTCCGTCGTCTATATCGGCGACCCTGTCGTCATCTCCGGCACTGCTGACGCTGCCGGCGTCGCCAGTGTCACTCTCGCCACCGCAGGCGCAGGCAACCGCGTCACCGGCGTCGTGGCAGGCTTTACGCCTAACCCGGCGATCGTTGCGGCCGGCTTCCGCGCTGCCGGCAATGAGGTTCATGCGCTCGTCGAACACGACCCCGACGCGCTGTATGAGATCATGGCCAACGGCGTCGTCGCTGCAACCGACATCGGCGCCAACGCCAATCTGATCGCTGGTACGGGGGGCAACTCCTACAAGCGCTCGGGCTGGATGTTGGACACTGCCTCCATGACCACGACCGCCACGCTCCAGGTCCGCATCGTCGGACTCGCGCGGCGTCCCGACAACGACTTCGGCGCCAATGCCGTGCTGCTCGTTCGTATCAACCAGACCACCGAGACCGGCGCTGCCGGGTCGACCGGCGTCTAAGGGAGGGCTGAGACATGCTTATCACCCGCGCAAGCCATCCCACCACGCTGTGGCCTGGTGTCAAATCGTTCTTCGGCCTGACCTACGAGAAGTGGGAGCCGCTCTATACGCAGATCTTCGAGGAACAGACTTCCGACAAGGCGTATGAGATCGTCAGCGAAGCCACCGGCTTCGGCATGGCGTCGGTGAAGTCCGAGGGCGCGTCGATCGTCTATGACACGGATGGCGAGGGCCCGCAGTCGCGGTTCACCAACGTCACCTATGGTCTGGGCTACATCGTCAGTCGCGAAGAGATCGAGGACGACCAGTACACCTACGTCAGCCAGAACCGAGCCAAGGCGCTGTCCTTCTCGATGCAGGCAACGAAGGAGACGGTCCATGCGAACATCCTCAACCGGGCGTTCAACGGTTCCTATGTCGGTGCCGACGGCGTCTCGCTCATCTCGGACAGCCACCCGACCCGCGGCGGTCTCCAGTCGAACAAGGTGGCGGACGCCGATCTGTCCGAATCCTCGATCGAAGACGCCTTCAAGGCCATGTGGTCGGCGAAGAACGCGCGCGGTCTTCCGGTGGTTCTGCGGGCTACCAAGCTCGTCATCCATCCGAGCGAGCTGTTCAACGCAACGCGCATTCTCAAGTCGACGATGCGCGTCGGTACGGCGAACAACGACACCAACGCGATCCGCGCTATGGGCATCGCGCCTGAGGTTGTTGCCAATCCCTACCTGACCGACCTCGACGCATGGTTCCTTCTGACGAACGCACCGAACGGCCTCATCTCGATGAAGCGCCGCGCGATCGAGCTTCAGAAGGCTGACGACTTCGACACCGAGAACGTGAAGGCCAAGGCCACCGAGCGGTACGCTGCCGGCTGGGCTGATCCTCGCGCGATCTTCGGTTCGCAGGGCGTCTAAACGGTTCGTCCGCTGCCCCCTGGCGGATGAAGGGAAGACCCGGTGCCCCAAAGGCCGGGTAACCTATTCAGGAGACGAGCGTGGCACGAGCCATCTGCGATCGATGCGGGTTCGAACATGACCTGCGAGACCTCCGCAAGGAATGGACCGGTCTGATGGTGCCGACTTCGACAACAAGCCGCGCGATCTCAAAGCGCCGAAGCTGCGCCCCGAAGGCCTCCCGCTCCGCAATGCGCGTCCTGAGCCGGAGCCCGTGTTTGCAGACCCCGACAACCCCATCACCGCGGATGACCTGTAATGGCGACCACATTCAGCATGACGGCTCGCGATATGGTGACGCAGGCCATGCGTGAGATTGGCGTCTTGGCATCCGGCGAGAACCCGACCAGCGAGGAGCTTGCGGATGGCATTCTACGGCTGAATTCCATGCTGAAGGCATACGCCGCCAAAGGTCTGAACCTGTGGCGCGATACCGACGGCTCGGTTGACTTCGCGGCCGGCGTTTCGTCCATGCCGCTACCTGGCGCCCTGTCTGTCAGTGGCGTACGTCTCGCTACAGGGGACACGGAACGTCTGATGGCTCAGTGGGAGGCGGACCAATATGCCTCACTGCCGAACAAGGCCACGCGCGCAACGCCGGTGGCTTATACGTTGATCACCGCCACGTCGGGCTTGACGATGCAGCTTTGGCCGGTCCCGGATAAGCCATATACGGTCCGCTATAGCTACGGCCGCATTACCGCCGATGTCGTGCAACCGTCCGATCCTGTCGATGTGCCGCAGATGTTCCAGGAGGCCGTCTGGCTGGCACTCGCTGTCCGGCTGGCGCCGACGTTCGGCAAGGCGCGCACGGACCCGCAGACTGTGCAGCTCGTTGCGCAGCGTACCGCAGAGCTTGAGCGCGACATGCTCGATTTTGACCGCCCTGCTTCGTATCATATTGGCTCTGACCTGGACGCTTACCCGTGACCTCGCTGGCATACGGCAAGGGCACATACCGGCGCCTTGCCGCGGGCCTTCCGGAGCTGCGGCTGATCAATATGTTCGTGGAGGGCGCAGCCACGTCCCAAGACGGGATCGTGTTGATGTCACGACCCGGCTTCGTGTCTGCGTACACGCGCGGTGTAGGGCCGATCCGAGGTCTGTTCTATCAGGCCGGCACGCTGAACGGTGTAGCGTTGGCGCTGTCTGGAACACAGTTATACGGTGACGCGCTGCTCGGCACGATCACGGGCGACGGCGAGCCAAGCTTCGCTGCATCGGCGTCCGAGGTGATCGTAACCGCAGGAGGACCGCTCTACCGCACGAACCTTACTACGCTGGCACCAGTCGTATTTCCTGACGATGCCAATACCGTCGCCACGGCCTATCTGGGCGGATATTTCATCGCCGTGCGTGCGGAATCGCAGCGCTTCTACTGGTCCGCACTCCTGAACGGCACAAGCTGGGATGCGCTGGATTACGCGGCTGCGGAGAGCTCGCCCGACGCATTGCTGGACATGATGGTTATCGGCGACGTGCTCTGGTTGCTCGGGCAGTCGACGATCGAGCCATGGGCGCTGACCGGCGATAGCGTACTGCCCTTCTCGCGTATTGAGGGGCGCAACTATCAGCGTGGCGTCCTAGCGACCGGCTGCTCGGCCTCGCTGGACAACTCACTGTTCTGGATTGGCGACGACCACCGCGTTTATCGATCGGGGGCGGCGCCTGAAGGCCTGTCCGACGCCGGCATTGAGGAGCGCATCGCAGCATCTGCAACGGTGTCGGCGTTCTCGTTCGAATATGAGGGCCATAAGTTCTTCTGCGTCCGTCTTGATGGCGAAACGTTGGCCTATGACGTGGCGACGCAGGAATGGTGCGAGTTTGCCAGCTTCGGCTTCCCGAACTGGCGCGGGCGATGCGGCACTGCCGTTGAAGGCGTGCCGCTGTTCGGCGATTCGATCGACGGCATTGTATGGGGCATGAGCGATAAGGCGTTCACCGACGGGGGCGCCATCCTGCAACGCCTGTTCACAGCATTCCAGCCAGTCACCGATGGCAGCTATCCGCTCGACGTGATCCACTTGGACGCAGACTTCGGCGCGACGCCTGTGCTGGCAGGGCAGGGGGCTGATCCTCTGGTAGAACTACGATCATCGCGTGATGGCGGACGCACGTGGAGCGACTGGAGGCAGTCCAACCTTGGCAAGCAGGGCCAGTACCGCGCTCGAGCAATGTGGAGGCGGTTCGGCTCGTTCGATGCGCCTGGCGCGATATTTGAGATCCGGGTGACGGACCCTGTGCGCCTGCGCGTGTCGGCTGTCCGTGCCAACGAGATCCAGGGCGGGCGTTCGCGATGATCCGCCTTCCTCGCCTTCAGTCGCTTGCGCCGATTGTCGACAAGGACGGCAAGCCGACGCTGACGTTCACGCGGTATTTCCAGTCCTTTGCCGAGCAAATTGAGTTGGTGCTGAACAAGATCGCGGAGATTCTTGGCATCACCGACGAGCTCGACGCGGCTATTCAGGAAGCCAAAGCAGCCGCAGCCGCGGCAAAGGCTGCGGCGGATAACGCTCAGGACGCGGCAGACGGCGCCCAGGCCACGACAGATGCTCAGAAGCGTGAGGCAGCGCTACAAGGGAGCTATATCGAGCCTGACAGCGTGGTCACGGCTAGCACAACGTTGATCACGATCGCGGCGCACATGCGCAAGTATGCGGACGGTACCAGCGCGGCGGTATCGGACGGCACTGTGGCGGCAACCGGTATGGGTGATAGCGATTACGTTTCGTATGTGGACGCCGCACGAACTGGAGGCGTCGTCACTTATGTCGCGTCTACCACGCCTCCCGTACAGACTGGTGACACGCACGTCGTTGGCGCGGTTACGATCCCAACGACTGGCACAGTCGATGGCGGCAGCGGACCCCGCCGTCCTGGCTTCGTTGCTCCGAACGTGCAGCTGGAATGATCCGGCGCGAGGTCGATGCGACACTGATCAATGTGATCGCCAATCATCCGTCGGTGCTGCCGTATTTCGATCTTGGCAAGGCCGGCGCACTTGACTTCTCAGAGTGCCTAGAGCGCCCCGCAGAATACGCCGTCGTGTCGAACGGCGTAGACGCGCTCGGCATCTTCGAATGGTCCGCGCCCGGGGTCTGGCAGGGGCACACGATGTTCCTGCCGTCCTGCCGGGGGCGTCGCGCTGTTCGTGAGGGCCGTGCGATCTGCGAATGGGCGCTCGACAACCTGGGCGGCATGCTCTGGGGGCAAACTCCCCTACTATTACGGCACGTCCGTTGGTTTAACCGTCAGATTGGATTTGAGCGCGCCGGGATCGGCTTCCACCATGTGAGCGGCGAAGTGGAATTCTTCGTCATGAGGAAGTCGAATGGTCGCACCTCTAGCAGTAGCGGGAATCCAAGCCGGGGCTAGCCTGCTTGGGGGCATCACCGGGGGTAAGGGCGCTAAGAAAGCTGCCAAGATTGCAGCAGCGTCCGCTGCGGCAGATCGGGCTCAGGCCCTTCAGATATACAACACGAACATGGGATTGGCTCAGCCGACCGTTGATCGCGGCAACGCGGCCGGTTCGCAGATCAACGCCTTGCTCGGTCTTGGTGGGGACACGAAGGCAGCGAACGACGCACTGGCGGCGTACAAGGGATCGACGGGGTACGCGGGACGGCTTGCGGAGGGCTATGGCGCGATCAACACCGGCTATGCGGCTAAGGGCGCGCTGGAAAGCGGCGCCGCTCAGAAAGCATTGCTCAATTACGGCCAGCAGCAGGCTAGCGGTGAGTTCTCCAATTATCTCGGGCAACTCTCGGGGCAGCAGGGGGCCGGACTCAACGCGCTGGGTTCTGTGACCGGCTCGGGTATCGCTTACGCAAACCAATCAGCAGCGGCCAACAACAACCAGTCGTCGGCTGCGGCGAATGCGGCGCTGTATGGCGCACAGGGGCAGCAGAATGCGCTAGCGGGCATCGCCGGCGCTGCTGCGAATTACTTCGGGCAGTCGAGCTACAAGACGCCGACCGCGCTGCCGTCGAACTACCCCCCTGGCGGCATCTACAACCCAAACAATGGGGCTCTGTCGAACGGATCCGGCATGATCCAGTCGCAGCCGTTCAGCTACTTCGCCGGTCGGAACCCGTTCGGATGACGCGCGAAGATGAGATCGCGGCGCTGAAGGCCAAGCTTGATGCCCGCCGCGGTCGTCCCGGCCTGTCCGAGAACGTCCGCGAGATCGAGGCGCGTATTGCCGTGCTGGAAGGGCAGAAATGACGGACATTAACTGGGGGATTCTCCGACCGGTCGACATCGGCGCCGCGGCATCGGACGGCTACAACGCGGGTCGATTGCAGAAGCGCCAGCAGGCTACGCAGGACATCCTCGCGCAGTATGGCTCCAACCCAACGTCGGGCGTTCCAGCGCAGCTCTGGGCGCTTGATCCGAACATTGCCGCCACGTTGTCGCAGAACGATCGTCAGCGTGTCGTGGCTGATCGTCAGACGCAGGATGCGTTGCGTGAAACCCGCGCTCGCGGCTTGGGTGCGGATTACATGCGGCAGGGGCAGACTCATAACGCGCTTGCCCCTGCCTACGAAACTGCACCGCCTCAGCCTTCGACCACCGATGCAAATGGTGATGTCGTCGTGACAGCCATGCCACAGGTTCCCCGCGCGCCGGCTGGGCCGCAAATCTCGATCGCGGACGTGTTCGAACAGGACTCCAAGATGGCAGGCGACCTGATCGCTCACATGGGCTCACTTGGAAAGAACGAGCGTGAAGCGTTCGCGGACAAGATGGGCGTCGCTGCGGCTGTGGCGGTCGGCGCGAAGAATGTACCTTTGGCGCAGCGCCAGTCCTACATCGACCAGCATGCAGACTATCTCAAGTCGGCTGGCTGGACTCAAGACGAGATAGGCGGGCTGGACCCACACGATGGCAACCTCGACGGGGTGATTGCGATCGGCATGGGTGCTGACAAGTATCTCGCCGCGCATGATCGCGCCACGACCCGCGAAGAGCAGCAGCGGCATAACCGTATCAACGAAGGACAGGGCGCGGCTCGTATCGGCATCGCCGGGGGCGCGTTGAGCCTCGCTCGTCAGCGCGAGGGCCGCATCGCGAAGGGAGGCGGCACGACCGCCGATTTGTCCGGTGCATCGGATGAAGCGCTTCTGGCGCTTGCGGGAGGTAACTGATGGCGACCGACAAAAAGCTTGCGGCCCTGCTGGAGCTGGAGCGGCGTGGCAGGTTGCCCGAAAACCTCAAGTCTCAGCTTGAGATCTACCGTCAGCAGGGCATCGCAAAGCCGTTGAAGGATGGCGCTGGCGGTGACGCCACCGAAGGCGAGCGCAAGTCTGCGGGCTTTTACACGCGTGCGGCCGGAGCCAATCGCGACTTTGAGGCGACCGGCGGTGGTAAGGGGCTCCCCGCGCGTGGCATGGTAGGTGCCGCGGCCGCTTCCGTATTCGGCGACACCGTCAGCAACGCTAATAGCAGTTCCGAGCGACAGCTCGCCGAGCAGGCGCAGCGTGACTTCATCGCTGCTACGCTCCGCTATGAATCGGGCGCGGCAATTCCCGACAGTGAGTTTGAAGCCCAGCGCAAAATCTTCTTTCCCGCTGTTGGCGATGGAGCCGCAGTGTTGGAGCAGAAGGCTCGCGCTCGGCAGCGTGCGGTGTCGAGCCTGCGCATGAGCGCCGGTGGCCTGGCCAGTGAGGCCGATAAGCTTGCGAACCCGGCCGCGGCGGAAACGGCACCGCCTCCGGTAGCCGGAACCCTGACTGCGTCGCGCGATGGCTCGTCTCAGTTCGCCACACCTCAGGACAAAGCCTTCGGTTTGGAAGCCCAAGCGCTTCTCGATAGTGGCGGTGATCGTGCGGCATTCGACCGCCTGTCGCTGAAGTATGGTGCGCCGGCGTACGGCCCTGATCTGGACAAGGCGATTGCCTACCGGGCGCGTGGCGGGAAGGGT